AACCTTCTTAACTCCCATGATATTATTATGATGGAGTCTAAATCTAGGCAATGGGTTAGCTTTACTTGTATCTGCTGACCCTGTATCACCTGCTATGCCCATAGCTTTCGCCATCTCTGCATAGTTGTCCGTGTCTATTGTCGTAATTTCATTGCTCATACTATTACCTTTCTATGTAAGTTTCACAGTTATATCATATAACGTCTTTTGTGTCAAGCCAATTATCACCTATTTTTGATTCTAATAACAATGGCACATTGAATGTAATATTAAACTGATTCTCAATCAATCTAATCATAGAACTATTGACTATCTTAATAACATGTATCACCTTTTGTATCTCGTCAGGGTGTACATCAATCACTATGGAATCATGTACACTATTAACTATACAAGACTTCATCATGCTTAGTTCATTCTCTATCTGTATAAGTATCAATGGTACTATATCAGCAGTAGCAAAGGACTGAACAGGATAGTTCTTTATCTGAGTAAAGTGTGACACCTTACCAAATGCATTTCTCCTTACATCAGGGAACGAGAACTGTCTTCCTGATGGTGTAGTTATCTTACCTGTACTTATAACTTCTTTAGCCAATCTGCCATGCCATGACTTGATTCCTTGATACTTTTCTGTGAAGTGTGTGTAGTACTCAGCTTCTGCTTTTGTTCTTCCAAACCCTGTTGCTCCATAGAGAGGTGCAAACGTGTGTGCTTTCGCATCTTGGCGAGAAGTCGGTTGACCTGCATCTGTAATAACTTTAGACGTATACGAGTGTACATCAAATCCAGTAGTGACCTCTTCAATAGCGACTCCATCTTGTGATAAATAGGCTGATACTCTAAACTCTAGTTGAGCAAAGTCAGCTTCAAGTATCTTACCACCATCCCAACGTGATACAAATACTTTCTTAACAGGGAACGTACCACCTCTAGGCATGTTCTGCATATTAGGATCAGCACCACTGAACCTTCCTGTGGCAGTTCTATGTTGTAGTAAACGTACATGTAACTTACCATCAGGCTTAGTGTGTGTTATTATACCCTCAACGAAAGAGGATAGGTATGTGTCTAATGCTGACAATCTCTGTAAGTCTGTCAAAAAACTGACAGCATCATGTAGCTCATTCTTTCGTGCTATACCTTGTAGTGTTAATAGATTAGTTTTATTCACAGTAAAGCCATTGGCACTAACCCACTTAGCAGTAGGAGCAGAGAACTTTAACCCTGCTACCAACGTGGAAGGAACAAAATGATAGCCAATACCATTACAAGCATCACATCTGTTGGTGTTAATAAAAGGAACTCCATTCTTTCTAACCTTTCTTACTTGACCCCCACCTAGACAACCTGCACATCGTTGTGCATCAGTCTTGTACACTATGTCTGACTTTTCTTTTACTTGTTTCTTATATTCTTTAGTGTCCATGTAAGGAGAGAATGTATTAGCCCATTCAACTTTATCTTTAGGCTTTCTACTATAGATAACCCATGACATCTGTTCAGGACTGTTGAGATTAATAGGTGTATCTCCCATTAAGTTAGTCACTTGTTTAGTTAATCTCTTCTCTGTCTCAGCTTTCTCTTTCTCAAACTCATCTCTAACTTCATTAAGCTTGGTCATATCAACTGTAAAACCATTCTGATATATCCTAGCTAGAGTTACTGCTACACGATTAGTTAACACTACAGTATTCATTAAACCTGAATACTCTTTTGTGTTTAGTTTCTTGTACAAGACATCTGACAATTCTTGTGTAGCTTTTAGATCAGCAGTCAAGTAGTCAGCTAACTCTTGTTTAGGTATCTCATCAATAGGTACTTTATTCTTAAAGTATTCTTTCATAGTGTCTTGCTTCTTAGTCTGCAACTCATACCTGTTGGCACAGGCTTCTAAGGACAATGGTTGTTTGTTACCACATTGTAATACATACTCCACTAACATAGTATCAAACACTGCACCATCATACTTGAATCCACATTCCCATAGCCATAGTAAATCGTGTACTATGTTGTGTCCTATAAGTATAGTAGCTTCATCTAGTATCTCTTGTACTCCATCAAAGGTATCTCTGAATAGAGTTTCTTCATTACCATCAGTTAAACACCCAACCATTACTAACTTATTGTCAGATTCAAATGGATCAAGATGTAACTTGCCACCTCTATGAGTGACTGTATTTTCTACATCAAGTGTTAATTTCATTATTAAACACTCCTTCCTCTCTCTGTGTTGCAGTATGTTCAGCATGGCAATTAGCACATAAAACTCTACACTTTCTCATCTCTTTTTTTACTGAACCTATACTATGCGATTTCATTTTACTTATCTCTGCATGTTTAGTAGTAATATCTAAATGGTCAAAATGTAAAGCATCACTGTGCTTTTTATAGCCACATAGGGTACATCCTATAAACAACTTAACTCTTTTAATATAGTTTCTTATTTTAACAGTCTGACTATACCTTCTTTTTTTCTTCAGCTTTCTTTGATTAATAATAGATTGAGGGGATAACCACCATTCTTTTATCTTATTATTTCTTTTATAATAACTAACAAAAGTATATCCATCACTCCTTACTTCCCCATACTTAGGTGATAAGTTCAATTCCTTAGCAACCCCCTTACTTATGTACTGCATTTAATCTATCCTTGTGCTTCTTTAAATATATAACAGCTTTTTTAAGTCTTGTCAAGCTATCTGAGAAACCACCTAGTCCAACATTACAATGATGACACAACCATCCTCTAAACGAAAGTGAATCATGGCAATGATCTAACACCCAACTTTGTAGTCTAGGCTGACCATATTTACCTATCTCTTTTAATCCTCTATCGCATATAGGACAAGTATAGTCTACATCAGGATATCTATTCTCTCTCCTTAGTTGTTTAACTAATGCAGACTGATTCCTGTTACAAGTTCTACATGTTCTTTTTATCTCAGTCTGTTTCTTATCATCCTCTGCACTAGCATACTTCATTGCATTGAACTGATCTATAGGTTGTTCTATGTCACACTTAATACAGACTAAGCTATCCTTGTATTCAGTCACAGGTATAACATTACCAAATAAATCTACATCCATCAGGCATACCTAGCAGTAATGTAATCTAACTCACAGTGTTCAACTCCATGCCAACCTGATAACTTATTCTTGACTATATTTAAATGTCTAGCAGGACTTTCTTCATCTCCACTATCAGGGTTCTTAACAGAATCCTTAGCTATAAGAATCATTAAATCAGCTTCTGCAGCTTTTCCTGTACGACTACCTTCCATCATAGCTTGGTTCAAGTATACCTTACCTTCAGCTTCAGCAGATAGCTGAGACATATAGAATATAGCACACTCATGTGACTTGGCTATCTGACGAGCATATATAGCATTAGCTTTCAATGCTTCATCTGTTCTAGCAAAGCCACCTGTCCTAGCAAACTTGTCACCCATATCTAGTACAACTATATCAGGCTTGTATGCTTTACATATACTTTCCACCCAAGCCATGTCACGATTAGATGCATCTTTGATATGTATGTTCTTCTTAACAGGCTCGTACAACTCTCTAGCTTTACTAGGGTTAGCTTTTATCTGATGCATTGTCATGCCTGTAGCTGAGGTTAAGTATCTAGCACCAACTCTATGAGCAGACTCCTCGTTACATAAGATGATACACTTAGCACCTTGATGAGCAAATCCATTAGGACTAGCAATCAAACTAGCATGAAAGGATGTCTTACCTGTGTTAGGTCTAGCACCCACCTCAATCAGATGACCTGAGTTAACACCCTCAACCTTTCTAGTTAGACAAGGTATATTAAATGTCCACCTAGCTTCAAGATCATTCCTCTCAAGTAATGTTTCTATGCTAATGTCATCCCATTCAACCTTTAGATTGGGAGTAAAATCATCCCCATATAACTCAAGAACATCACGAAGAGGTTCAAGCGTGGATTTAGTACCATTAACGTAGTCAAAGCCAAGATTAGCAATGTCTTCCCCAACAACCTGTTGAAATAACTTAGACAATACTTGTTGTGCGATATCTGTACCAAGAGGTTGCTCCTTCTTTATCTGTAGAAACAAACTAGAGTATGCCTGTTTCTGTGCAGTAGTCATAGATGGATTGTTAGACATGAACAAGGCTTCAATCTCATCAGGTGTTACTGTTCTTTCATACGTGTCCATAGCTTTATCTATGGCAGTCTTAATCTTCCTTACGTCTTTACTGAATAGTCTATCAGGACACTTAGCTCCTCTGTTATCTTCATAGAAGGGCTTATCCATTAAACTTCTTATTAACGATAGTTCCATGTTGGTTACTCCTTTGGGGTTATTAGTTTTAGTTCTTCATAGTCACGTTCTTTCTTATACTTCAAGTCATCTTGTAGTCGTAGCACCTTTACATCATTCACGTATCCTCTTAGTTCTTTTGCGAATGAAAGTGTTTTGGGTAATGCATCAGGGTCTAGTGCTATAATAGCAGTTGAGAATTGCATAAGATATCTTTTATGTGCTTCAGCTAACGATGTACCCAACACTGCTACCCCAACATATACCTCATTACCTACTGCGACTGCACTCACACAATCCTCAACAACTACTGCTACCCTACCATTACCATATGTGAAAGGCAAGCTATTTTTTCCATACCTTTTCCACTTAGGTAATTTCTTACCAAGTGATCTGCCTGTGGCATCTACCATTTTGTGATGGATTATAGGGAAGACTACTCTATCTTCTTTAACGTCATAGTATAGTTCTATCTTAGTTGTATCAATACCCCAAGAATCACACCATGCCATTACGTTAGGTCTATTCTTGTGAGGTACTATATGCTCAGGTAATACAAAATCATTTATGTCATCGTCTAGTACACGAGGATCAATAGCATCTCTTATATCATCTACTGATAATCTTATACGTGCTGAACCTGACATAATACAAGTGACCTTGTAGCAGTTCCATAATAGTGTACCCATATTATTGGTGGCAGTAAAACTTTTATATCCATTACAATTAGGACAATTAAATCGTTTACTCTCTCCAACACTTAATTGTAAGTCACTTACATAGTTATATATATTCATTTAAATATCCACTTATATGTTATATATGTTCTTTGCTCGGCACGTTATCTGTGCTTATAGCATACATTTTTCTAGTTGTCAATGCATTTTTTGCAGAATCTAAAGTATTTTTCATATATGGTTTCACAGACTGTGGATTTGCATGACCTGTAACTGCCATAATCTGACCCATAGACACACCTGCTTCAACCATTTCCGTAGTACCTGTTCGTCTTAGATCAGCTATTCGTAGCTCATCAGGCAATCCACATAACGTCATAGCATTTCTAGCTACCAATGATAGCCTAGTAAGAGTATAAGGCTTGTATGCTCCTCTAATCGCCTTTGGAGAGGGTGCAACATAATCCTGAAAGTCATAATCATTTCTCTGTTGTACAAGCATTGCAAGTAAACTCTCACTAATAGGTAGATGAACTGTTGCACCTCTTTTAGATTGATCTAAATTCAATACACCCTTATCAAAATCTATTGAGGTAAACTTTAATAACCTCATATCTCCTACCCTCTGACACCATTCATATGCCATCTGAACAATTAAACCTATACTCCTATATCTAAAATCTGAATAACAGAAATCTAATAGTTGCATGATCTGTTCTTTTGTCCATGTAACTTTTCTAGGCTTAGTTACCTTACACTTAAACGTAGAGAATGGATTGCTCTCAGCATAACCCATCTCCATTCCAAATGAATAAACTTTCCTAGAGGTAGCACATATATGATTTGCCATATAGATGCCACGTTTTAGCCATAGTTCATATGATTGCCTAGCTAATGCACCTGACAACTTATTAACTTTAGTTGTACAAATACTTGTACTATTAACTTTAGTACCTAACATTATAGCTAAACAGTTTGAATAATCTACTTTAGTTTTTACTGCTAACATACTGTAATCACTAGATAAATAGTACTCGTCTACTAACTTATTTATATTCATATGAACCACTCCACCTAGAATAATGTTCATGTTCACACTTGACCTCAGCACCTACCATGTTAGCAATTTGGTGTTCCATAGCATCTAACTGACATACTTGATCATAGTCTATTGGACACTTATCATCTGTATGAGCATTTATACTTCTTAGATTTTCTAATATTTGCAATAATGTTTTAGTATCCTGTTTATTTAAGTTTATA